GAGATGCATCAAATGATTATCTAGCAACTAATTTTTTCTTTTTTACAGTTGACACAAATACTGCTACAACAGGTAATATAAAAGGAGGAGGCTACGGTTGTTCCGTTGGGCCTATAACGATACAAGCATGATAAATAAAATTTGGAATTGGATAAAAAATATATTTAAACCTGAAAAACAGGACCCTCATCTTGAGATGTATGAAGAAACTGCAAAACAAAAAAAGATACGTTTAAAGCATAAAGGGGATATTAAATAATGGCTGGATTTACATATGCAACATTAACAACAGCAATTCAAAATTATACTGAAACAGATACAAATGTTTTAACTGCTACTATTACTGATCAGTTTATTGAAAACTCTGAACTTAGAATTTTAAGAGATGTACCAATTGATGCATATAAAAAACAATCTATTGGTAATTTAGTTACAGGACAAAATACAATTAACGTACCTGCTCAAACTTTATTTGTAAAAGGTGTACAAGTTTATGATTCAACATCAACTTCTACAGGTGCAAATACTTGGTTGGAGAAAAAAGACGAAACATATTTACAAGAATTTCAACCATCTACAGAATCAGCAGCTAGAGCTAAACCAAAATATTATGCTATGTTTGGTGGAGCAACAGGTATAACTGACACGACTTCAGGAAGATTATTTTTAGCTCCTGCACCAGATGATACATATGTATTTAAAATACATTATGAGGCTATTCCAACTGGTCTTTCTGGTTCAAATACAACAACTTACATAAGTCAATATTTTGGAAATGGATTATTATATGCTTGCTTAGTAGAGGCATTTTCTTATCTAAAAGGTCCACAAGATATGTTGACATTATATGAAAATAAATATAAACAAGAGGTACAAAAGTTTGCTGCAGAGCAACTTGGTAGACGTAAAAGAGACGATTATACAGACGGTACAGTTCGTATACAAGTCCCTTCTCCGTCACCTTAATAGGAGAAAAATATTATGGCAATAACATCAGCAATATGTAATAGTTTTAAAACTGAAATATTAACAGGCGTACACAATTTCACAGCAGGAACTGGAGATACTTTTAACATAGCATTATACACAAGTTCAGCAACTTTAGGAGCTTCAACAACTGCTTATACTACTTCAGAAGAAGTCTCTGGATCAGGCTACACAGCTAAAGGAAATGCTCTTACAAGTGTAACTCCCACTTTAGACTCATCAACAGCTGTTTGCGATTTTGATGATACAAGTTTTACTTCAGCATCTTTTACAGCGAGAGGCTGTTTGATTTTTAACGATACAGCTGCAGGCGATCCATCAGTTTGTGCAATTGATTTTGGTGCAGACAAAACTGTAACAAGTGGAACTTTCACAATTCAATTTCCAACAGCAGACGCTTCCGACGCAATAATCCGTATAGCATAAGGAGGAACTCCTTATGTCAACTACCTGGGGACAACACTCTTGGGGTTCTAACTCTTGGCAATCATCCACAATAACTGAAGCCTTAACAGGTTTATCAACAACTACATCCTTAGGTAGTGTTGAAGCTTTTCCTGAGCAAGGTTGGGGCGGTGATACATGGGGACTTGAAGATTGGGGAGCAAACACTACAACTGTAACATTAACTGGTCTTAGCACCACAAGTGCATTAGGTAATGTTGAAGCTTTTCCTGCAACAGGTTGGGGCGGCATAACTTGGGGAAATGGTAACTTTGGTGATTTAGCTAATATCACATTTGGAATAGATGGTTTTCAATTAACATCTTCTGTAGGAACTATAGAAGCTTACAACGAAGTTGGTTGGGGCCATGATGCTTGGGGAGAAGAAGCGTGGGGCAGAGCAAATGATTTTGCTATGACCTTAACTGGCGTATCTGCAACATCTTCAGCAGGGTCTTTATCACCTGCAGATGTAATGGGTGTAACAGGTCAATCTTCAACAACAAGTGTTGGAGATGCAACAATAATTGGAGATGTATCCGTAACTCCAACAGGTCAATCAGTGACTGCATCACAAGGTTCATTATCACCTGCGGATGTAATGGGTGTAACAGGTCAATCAGTAACATCTTCAGTTGGATCTCTACTACCTGCTGATGTGATGGGTATAACAGGAGTAAGTTCTACAACGTCATTAGGTAATATAGACATTACTACAAACCCTATAATTGTTTTAAATGGTCAATCAGCAACTTCATCTCAAGGAACGTTAGATCCTGCCGATGTAATGGGTGTTACAGGATTGGCTTCAACATCTTCGATTGGGTCTGTATCCAATATAATCGATTTTACAGCTGTTCTTACGGGTCAGTCGGCGACAACTTCTGTAGCTGCATTTGGCACTGCTTCAGGGTTTGGAATTCAAGCTTATTCAGATGTTGACACGGGTTCAAATTCATCGTATACAGATGTTGCAACGGGATCAAATACAAGTTATACTGACGCTGCATAATAGGAGATAAAATTTATGGCATCAACATATTCTTCAGATTTAAAAATTGAGCTAATGGCTACTGGCGAGAACGCTGGTACATGGGGAACAAAAACAAATAATAATTTAAATTTAGTTCAGCAATCAGTTGCTGGTTATCAGGAAATAGATGTTGCATCAACAGACGTAACTTTAGCAATGACTGATGGTACTATTTCTAATGCAAGAAATATGACTTTAAAATTTACTGGTACACTTGCAGCAAATAGAACAGTTAATTTCCCAGCATCAATAGAAAAATTATTTAATATAATAGATGGTACTAATCACGCAGGTTATACTTTAACATTTAAAGTTACAGGTCAAACAGGTTTTTTATTATGTGAAGGTAATAACTATATCTGTCATGCTAATGGTACAGATATTGTTAAAGATCATGAAACAAGAAATTGGAGAACCGTAAGTGCAGCAGAAACAGTTCAACCAGGTGCACAAATTTTAGCAAATACAAATGGTGGAGCATTCACAATTACTCTTCCTGCTTCTCCAAGTGCGGGTGATGAAGTATCTGTAATTGACCAAGGATATGATTTTAATACAAATGCATTGACTGTTGGAAGAAATGGTTCTAATATAGCAAACAGTGCAGCTGACCTTACAGTTAATACACAAGGTGCTGGTTTCAGTTTAGTATATTCTGGAGACGCTACAACAGGTTGGACTTATAGGGAGAAATAGAATATGGCAAATTACGAAGCAACTAGATACGATTTTGATGGAGCTAACCTTACAGGTATTGAAGGTATTCCTACAGCAACAATTGTGCCGTGGACAGATTCATCTGTACCATCTGGTTTTTTAGAATGTGATGGATCCGCTGTTTCAAGAAGTACTTATGCAGATTTATTTGCAATTGTAGGTACAACTTACGGTGTAGGAGATGGAGCAACTACTTTTAATTTACCTGATCTTCAAGATAACGTAGCAGTTGGAAAATCTGGAACTAAGGCTTTAGCATCAACTGGTGGAGCAGAAAACGCAGCTAGTGCTAACGCAACTTTATCAGAAGCTCAGTTAGCAGCTCACACTCACGGTTACCCACTAAGAAGTAGCCACAGTAATATTAGTAGATTTAACTTAAATTATGGACCTGACGGAAGATATACAAATACTACTACTGTAAACAGTACAGGTTCAGGTTCTGGTCATCAACATAATCTTTCAACTTTACAACCGTATTTAGCATTAATATACATAATTAAAACTTAGGAGAAAAAATGGCATCAAAAGGAAATTGGACAGTAGTATTTGAAGATAAACTTATAATTAAAAATTATGATGAAGGTGCTTCTGCAGGTATTGGTTACAAAATTCAGGACGATGCATTTTGGAATGATACTAAATTTTCAAATATTTGGGCTATTCAATATGGAACATCTGTTTCTTCTGACGAAGTAGAGTATAAAGATACAACTCCTCACACAAGTTTTGCTGACGCTAATCTTGGTGATATAAGTCAGTTTTCTGCAAAATGGGACGCAAAACATTTAGAACAGTTACAAGCTGATTGGGACGATGACGGTGTGGTAGATGAAACGCCTGAAGAAAAAATTGCAAGATTAGGTGCAAGACCTACTTCTTATACCTCTAACGCAGTATAATCCTCTACAAATAAAGTAGAAGTATATCTTTTTAAATTAGGTACAGTACTTGCATGCTGTGAATGATAGTAGTCAGAAGGAAACATAACCGCTCTATTTTCTCTAAAACCAACATGAATATCTAATTTTTGATCTGTATAAAATACAGTACCATTACTAACTGCAGTTGGACCCGATATCATAATTAAAATATTTATTTTCGCTGGAGTATTTTCATCAGTGTGTGGTTTAAAATGATCTAAATTTCTTAAATCGATACCAGAGTTTTTATTTATTTTATTTATCTTAATTTTAAATTTTAACTCGGATTGTTTTTTAAAAAGATTTAATAATTCTTTATTTCTGATTAAATGAAATCTACTTCCATAATAAAATTCTTTAGTTTTTTCTGTAGCGTGATCAAAATAACTTGGAGTGTAAAAAGCTCTATTTAATGCAAAGTCTTGAACTTTTTCTAAATCTTCTTTTTTAAAAAAATCATTTATAATTTTAATCATTATTTAAGCATCATCCAAGATGTTAAAATGTATTTTTCGCCAGACAATGGTGGGTTTCCTCTGTGAAGATAGGGAAAACTAGCTGGCCAAATTACTACTCTGCCTGTTTTAGGTTTTACTCTTTTTGAAAAATGTAGAAATTCTGTTTCTCCGCCTTCTTCTACATCATTTAAATATATAGAAAAAACAAAAGCTCTGGCTCCAAGGTCATATCCTTTACCATGTTCTACATGCCAAACATGGTAGCCTTCTGTAGGAAGTGTTTTTTGAATTTTTAAAACAGTGTAATTAAAAGGAACTTGAAAAGCTTGATGAGCACCTACGTTTAGTGCATAATTTTGCCATACTATATCAAAGTTATGAATTAATGTTTTTAATTGTTCCCACCAAAAATCAATGTTGTCGCCTCCAGCAAAATATTGTTGATCTTTTTTTACCAAAACAGAGGCACCTTCACCGCTCACTCTATTTACAGTTCTATTAAATTTACTCTCATTTTCAAAAAGTTTTATTGCATTCTTACAAAGTTCTTCAGGTATATAATTATCATATATACCAATAAAATTTTCTATTTTAGCTGTTCTTTCTTTTTTATTATTCATTTATAAAAATTTGTATTGTTTTTCTCGGTACCAACGGTTTAGTGACCGCTGATACTTTATGTAATATAGGAGTTTTTAAAATAAGTAAAGAGTTTCCTGTAACTGGTATAAAACCACTAAATCTACCATGAGAAAATAATAATTCTCCTCCAAACTTACAATTCCATCTATTATTTAGATAGTATGTAACTCCGTATGTATAGCCTTGATCATCATGCCAATTAATACCAGCACCATCATCCATAGAATGTAAAACAAAATTAAAGTTTTTACATTTAATTGAGTGATAAGGATTATTTTGTAAAAGAGTTTTTATTTTTTTTAATAAATATTGTTCGCTATCAAAATGTGTATTTTTAGTAAAACTTTTATGTCCATGTAACAAAATTTTTTGCCATTGATCTTTAGTGGATTCTAAATTTAAATTTTTATCTCTAAAAACCTGACGATGTATTTCTTTGTAGGTTTCGTAATCTAAGAAATTATGTATGTAGTACAACTTATCTGGTATTTGAAATCTTAGTATCATATCTTTTCAATAATAAATTTATAATGTCTATTTTCATTTTCTTCAAATACTTGTAATCTTTCTTTTTGTATTTCTATAAAAGCGGATAAAGAATCTTCATTTATTTTATTTTTAAATTTTAAAAATGTTTCAGATATATCTTTTTTCATAGATTCAACAGTATTTTTTGTTTGATCTTCTATACTTACAATTTTTAAATTGTTTATTTCACATTTTTTTAAAAAAATAACAAAGGCTTCTTTTTCCCAAAAATCTGTTATTATTATCTTTCCACCATGTCGTAATTTTTTATGTATGTTTTGTAATGCTTTATCATAATTATAGAAAAAGTGCATAGAACAGTTTAAAACTATAAAGTCAAAAAAAGAGTTTTGCAATTTACTTTGAAACAAATTATCTTGTATGTAATTACATTGTTTAAAATTTAATTTTGCATACTCAATAAAATAAGGATCTATATCTATACCTGTAACGTCACATTGTTTATAATATTTTTTAATTGTATTTGTTCCTCTTCCCCAGCCGCATCCAATATCTAAAATAGATTGAGTATTAATATCTATATCTTTTAATAAATTAAGATATGAAGTTATTTGATTTGGAAAATCTTTGTCATCTTCTTGTAATTTAATTTCATTATCTATAAGGCCATGATTTTGTAATGGAAACCAGTTGTTGTCTTTAACATATAAGTCAAAAAATTCTCTGTCTGATAAATTAAATTTCATTTTTCTTATAAATCATTATATTTTATAGTAAATATAAGACAAAAAAACATTAGCATTAGTGCTGTATGAATTATATTTTTCTTTAAGTATTTCTTTAAAGTATTCAATTTTTTCTTTTCCTATATCTTTATGTTTTATTTCAAAAGTTTTTAACTCTTCTTCACAAGATTTAGTCACCATAGGAGTAATATTAATTTTATCTGTCATATAAAAACCTGATCTTTCGAAAAAGTCTTCTGCAATAAGGTCAGTTTCATAAGGAGTATATGGATCAGTAGTTAATAAATAACCACCTGATTTTAAAACTCTATAAGCCTCTCTATAAAAATAATGTGTGTGTTTATAGTGATGTAATGATTCTATGTTTGTTATTATATCAATTGAGTTGTTTTTAAATGGTAGACTTGTTGCGGACGCGTGAACATATTCAACATTATTAAATTTTGACTTTGCATCTTTTATAAAATTACCATTAAAATCTAAACCAGTTACGTTTTTAAAACCATAATATTTTTTTAATAAAGAAGTACCGTGACCAAAGCCACAGCCGACATCTAAAACATCTAATTCTTTAAAGTTTAATTGATATTTTTTTAAAACTTCAACTAAATGAGTGTACAGATTAATTCTATTAGACCATTTCTCATCTTCTTTATTATATTGAATAACATCTGACCCATCTAAGTTTTTATATCCATGATTCATAAAAGGAGACCATCGTTCATCATTTAAAATATTAAATGTTCTATTCATTTCTTTATTTAATCTATAACTAAATAAATCTTTCTTTAATCCATTAATAGGTTTCATACTAAAATATTTTTCCGTTTTGCCATTTCCATAAATTAGGCCCATTTAAAATTTCTGAATAAACATAATAATCTAAAGCTAAATATTTACGTACGTCTTCAGGATCTAAATCTAATTTAATATCGTTTTGCTCATTATTTTTATTTAAAAATTCTTCTTTATTAAAATGCATTTTTAAAAATGTGGGTAGATCTTTTAATTCAACATACCAGTCTATATTTGCATTTATTAAATATGGAACTTGTGAGGTACTGTGATTTACATTTCCATAATTTCTTGAAAATGGATTTATTTTAGTATGATGTAAGGAATCATAATTTATATCTTCTTGTTTTAAATTTTGTCTTTGTAAATCATATTTCAAGCCAGAAATAAATCTTTTAAAAGGCTCTCTAATAACTGTCCATCTAATTTTTTCATAATTTATTTGATTTGTAACTTTAGGATTTAAATCCTCTATACATTTTCTAACACTACTAGATCCATTTTTATGAATTAGCAGATATTGAAATTTGTCTGTTTCGTAAAACTCTATATTTTGAAATAACATTTTTCCTCCTTTATATTTCTAACATTATATTTAATGTAAACCTATTAAGATTAATTTTTGGTGCTACACCTTTATGGTAAAGTTTGCTTGGAAACAAAATCGCTTCTGATTCTACAGACTTGTGAAAAGTTACTTTATCATCAATTTTAAACTCCGTACCACCATCACTACTATGCAAGTTATATATAATTGAAAACTTGTTGTCTTCTTTATTATCCATGTGAAACTGCATTACGCTTCCAGGGTGATACCAATTCCAATAAATTCTATTTATTTTTTTAAATTTCATAAAAGAATTATTTTCGACTATATCAAAGATAACTTGAGCATATGTATTTAATATATCGTTAGCGTAATAGTCTCCATAATCTTTGTAAGTAACTGTTATAAGACCTGCATCTTTCTTATCTTTATTCATGTAATTATTTTTATCAAATCCAAAATACCAACCTTTAGAAATATATAGATTGTTTAATATATTTCTATTAGTATTTTTAGGTATGTTTGTATTAATTTTTGTTATCATCGTTGTAAAAAGCAATTGATACAATATCTAGTTCCTTTTATTATCGGTTCTGTTCCATGTATCCAAATAGGTTCTGCTGGGAATATCATCGCATCACCTGTTTTAAAGGACTCTTTTATTTGACTATCAAAAAACCTAAACTCTCCTCCTTCATAATCTTCATTTAAATTTAAAGTACAAGAAGCTCTTATATTTTGACCTACATCCGCATGGTCACCAATATACGAGCCAACATTATATTTCAAGATTCTTATATTATCGCTAGATTTAATTAACTTATTATTGAAATCAGGACATATTTTTTTAGTTTTAATGTAAAACACATAGTTAGTTATCATTATAGCTATGTATTTTTTAGCTTCATTTAAAGCGTATTCTATTTCTTTATTAGAGTTTTCTACAGCGCATAAATTTAAACATTCAAAATTATCTTTTTCGATTTTACCTGTTTTAAATTTATAGCTGCTTTCAGTTCCGTAACCATTGTTTTCAAGTAGTTTTGAATTTTTTTCAAAAATATCTATTATTTTTTTACATACATCTTTAGGAACTAAGCCATTAATTCTATACTTTAGATCAGATATTTTGTGGTCATAACTCATATTTTATGTTACTTTCATTCTCTATAAAATTAATATATATTCTACTATATGCTACAAAAAATAGGATTTCAACCAGGATTTAATAAACAAATCACAGAAACTACAGCCGAAGGACAATGGGTTGATGGTGATAATGTAAGGTTTAGATATGG